CTACTCTGATTCCTGCGACCTTGCTTGGCGACCTGTCGCCTAATTACGAAGAAGGGACGCTCGAAGCAGCCACTCAAGCTGGCACTTTTACCACTCCAAGTGGCAAGGCTGAAACTTCAGAGTTCACGTTCACACTTTTCTTACCAAAGAAAAATGCGCAACAGTATCTCGAAGCTATATGGCCCGACCTATACAATGCGCCAACTGATGCTTCTCAGCCAAGTGGCAACATTGTAGTCAGCACTAGCACCTGCACTTCTCGTAGCCCAATGAAAATGAACATTCATAGCATCTGTGATTCTACTGATGATAATGACATTCATATCTTCGCTGGTTTACCAAAGGTCAAATTCAATCCAACCTTTTCTACCAGTGATGTTGCGAGCTATGAGATTACCGTGTTCATGCAGGCTGATTCTAATGGTGATGTTATTCGCTTCGGCACAGGTGATTTGTCACAGCCGTCTATCTATGACCCGACAACTCAATCTACTGTTCCGGTCAGCGAAAGCGAATCATAGGTCTTCAAAACGCTTAAAACGCCCAATCAGGGCGTTTTTTGCTATGCCTTGAAGTTGTGGCTACAATTGTGGCAATAATATGTCTTTTTGCTCATGCTGAACCAGCCTTTACATTTCCAGACATACCCACGCCCTTTGTTCTTTGCTAAAATGTCCATCCACCAGTCATAGCAAACCAATACCATAAAGCCAATCATCCATTTGCACATTATCCAACAAACATAATATAGGCCGAAAAGAATCAGCCATAAAATACCGTGCTTGCTCTTTACGTTAGTAAGCTCGGTTTTAGTGCTTCCGCACTTTGGGCATTTTTTATCCAATGACATCTCTGCTCCTTTTATTACTTATGTATATTATATCACACTTTTGCCACAGTTTCGTTAGAAAAGCAAACTGATAGATAGAAAGGAACAAAATTATGAGCATCACAGTAAATCTATCAGAATATACACAAACAAGGTCGCTGGACTTCGTAGACCAGAACGGCAAAACAAAGACACTCAAAATTCGTCAAATGTCGAGTGCTGAACAGCTCAGGCTGATGGCGTTGGCAGAAGATGCCAAAAAATTGACCAAAGACGATAGCGCAGAGTCAATTCAAATGTTGAAAGAGATTGAAAAAATCTACTTCAATCTATATGAGAAGCCAGACGAAGCTCACAAAATACTAGACAAGCTAAATTATGACGCTTGGCTTGAAATATACGCCAAAGCGTTTACTCAGGAGCAAGACAATGGCTAATCTCTTAGACTTGATGAGTGAAGAAGACAGGGAGCTGTCTAAAAAAGCCTTTAAGCAAAGAATGGCTGGCGATACAAGCTTTCGCCGTGGAAGTAAAATCAGCAGCCAAATGTATCTTGTAGCCGAGCTTGGTTATTACTTTGGTTGGGGAGCGATTGAAACGATTAAGCGTGGTTATGTAGAAACCTTTGACGAAGAAACTGGCAAAAGGCATCAGCAACTGTTTACGCTTGAGGAAGCGTGTGCTCTTGTCGAAGCAGCTCGTAAGGTCTGGTATTCAAAAGTCGTTGACACCGCCAGAGGGGAGCTTGTTGCGACTGGAAGTGCTTTATCAAAGAACCCGACCCGTTCCTTCAATCAAGGCATGAAACCATATATCAAAGGAGCTAAATTATGACATTAAACGCCAATGGCGGAACTATTACTTATACAGTCAAGGTAGATTCTACTGGTGCCGTTACGGGAATTAAACAAGCCGAAGGCAAAATGGTCGCCGCATCAGAAACGGCTGGCACTAAAAGTGGTGGAAAACTTTCGAAGGCTTGGGCTGTTGCGACTGGTGCCATTGCTGGTATTACAAGCCAAGTCTTTTCTAAAGTATCAAGCGCAATTTCTTCAAGCGTATCAAGTGCGATGGCTCGTGCTGATACTTTGAAAAACTTCTCTGTAGTGATGCAATCAATAGGCTATTCGGCAAAAGAAAGTGATGATTCTATACAACACCTAGCAGACCACTTAGATGGTTTGCCAACAACACTAGATGATGCAGCTAGCAAGGTTCAAATGTTGGCTGCCAGTATGGGAAACCTAAACCAAGGCGAAGTCAATGCCACCTCTGTCACGGAAGCGTTTAATGATGCTATGTTGGCAGGTGGTCACGGAACTGAAAAAGCGAGTATGGCGTTTACGCAATACAGCCAGATGCTTGCAAGAGGAAAAGTTGACCAACAGGGGTGGAACTCTATGGTCGAAGCAGCTTCTGGGCAGATGAACATATTGGCGCAAGAATTACTTGGTGCAGATGCAAATCAGGCTGACCTATATGAAGCAATGAAAAAAGGAACTGTGACATTTGATGATTTCAATGCTGCACTCGTAAAACTTGACAAAGAAGGTGGTGAAAACTTTAAGTCATTTTATGAGCAAGCCGTAGCAGCAACCGGCGGTTTTCAAACAATGGTTGAACTTGTCAAAACCTCTATTACCAAAGTGACCACAGCAGCTTTGACTGGACAAGATATGACAGCGGCACTAGACCAGACCGTTGAAAGGTTCAACAATGTTGTTCCAACTATACTATCAGCAGTCATTAAGGCTTATGCAGTTATTATAGGAGCAATACCTAGAGTGTTGCCAAATGTGATTCAAGCAATTTTAGATACGTTGCCAACAATCATCGAAGCAGCAAAACAACTTATAATTGGGTTGGCAGAAGCTCTTCCTCAAATAGCTTTAATGTTGATGGAAGCGTTGCCAGGGGTTATTGAGGCACTTGGTGAGGCTATACCAGTTGTTGTCGATGCGATATGCAAAATGTTCGAAGATGAAGAAACGCTAAACAAGCTGATTGATGCATGGGTCAATGTTGTAATTGCTATTGCTGAAAACCTACCAAAGATTCTTGAAGCTATTGCTAAAGCAATTCCAAGAATTATTGAAGCACTTGTTGAATTCTTAATGAACCCAGAAAATGTAGCAAAATTGGCAGGGGCGGCGCTTCAATTGTTCGGCGCTTTGGTGACATCTCTATTCACAATTATCGGTGCACTTATAAGTGGCATTGGTGAAGGCTTGGCTAAATTGTGGAACTTTATCACCTCGCATCTCGGTCAATGGTTGTCTGGCATCGGTCAATGGGCGCAAGGTTTATGGCGCAGCATTCAAAATGTATTCGCTGGAGTTGGTCAATGGTTCTCGAATATTTTTAGCGGTGCGATAAACGCTATCAAGAACGTGTTTAGCGGTATTGGCAATTGGTTTAGAGATAGATGGAACGACATCAAGAATGTCTTTAATAATGTGTGGCAAACCTTTGCTGACATTGGTCGAAACATCTGGGAAGGTATGAAAAGCGGTATTGGCAACTTGGCTGACAATATCAAAAATATGTTTACTGATGCAGTTGATAATGTAAAACAATTCTTAGGGATTTCTTCGCCGTCCAGACTGTTCGCCAATATCGGTAGTTATGTTGGGCAAGGTTTTGTCAATGGTCTTGAAGGACAGAGCGACAACGCTCAGCGTGCTTTAAGCAGAATGACCACAGGCATCAGCGCAACAGGAACGATTGATTGGGCATCAAATGACGCAACATTCAGCCAGCCGTTTACCGCTGGGCGTGGCGTAAACTACAACATCAATGTATCTGGAACATTTGCCACTTCTCCAGACGAACGCCGAAAGGTTGCCGACCAAATTGTTGAAGCGATTGAAATGAACAATAGAAGGAGATTCATATGAGCTTGACACTCACTCTAACCGATACAACCGACACTATTACTTATGACTTGCTTCAAGTGCCGTTTACTACCAAAGACGTGGTTGGCAATACTGATGTCACAGTTCTTACGGGAGATGTCTATACGGACTACATATATGCCAAGCGTCAATGGAAACACAAGTGGAGCTACATGGACATTACAGAATACAACCAATTGCGTGGCTTTTACGACAGACAATTTACGACTACTCAATACCCCGTCATGACTTTGGTTGAGCCAGACGGCACGACCATTACAACTCCAGTTCGCATGGACATCAGCGACAAGAAAATTACCAGCCAATGCGGCATGATTGAAGATGTCGAAATAACACTCAGAGAAACGAGTCAACAATGAATACTGTAAGCAACAAGTTCCACCAGTTAGCAGCCGCCCCAGTCCGACCACTCGACTGGGAGCTTGGTATATCGTGGACGAAGACGCTGGCGCAGAACGTGAACTGGTTCACGCTTGACCAGTCTGAGCTTGATGATGTCGATCTATTGGCCGACAACGACCAAAACCCTGTGATGCTCTGGGACGCATACGACTACCAAATGAGCCGGGACAGAGTGATTGATATGAGCGTGGAACGCTCGGTCAAGTTTCCGTATAACATACAGAGCGCCGTGCTTGACGTATCGCTGAACAACTATGATGGGCTCTATACCTACGGCAACGCCAACAGCTCGATTGCGAGCTATATTTTGCCAAGCCGACCGATTCGTGCGTATCTTGGCTTTAATGGCGGCGGTCTAACTCCGGTATTCGTAGGGCTGACAGAAGCAATACCTGAATATAGCGGTCAAGTGAATGAAAAGGCTCAGTTGACCGCTCTGGACTTCTTAGCGGCCATTGGTGATATGTCACTAAATGAAATGATTATGATGAAAGATGCTCGAACTGACGAAGTAATTGAAGTTATTTTACAACAGTTCGGGCTTGATAATACCATGTATAGTCTAGCGCAGGGCATGAATACAATACCATTCGTTTATTTTGAAAGTGGCAAGAATGCTGGCAATGCCCTCAAAGAATTGGTTCAAGCCGAGAACGGCGCTATGTGGATTGATGAACAAGGCATGATTCGCTTTGAGCCAAGAACTGGTTCTAGTGTTGCAACCGTGATGTCGCTTGACGAGGACAATATCGTTTCGATTGACCCAAGCGAAGCCGCTGATATTGTGAACTATATTACTGTTGAATCTGATGTCCGCACCGTGCGAAGCTTTCAGCCAATATTCACAGGCGACAACGCCAACGGCTATGACAGCGCCGCCAAAGATGATGCTTATCGAATACCAGCTAACGGATCAAAAGAAATCTGGCTAAGTCTAGAAGACCCTTGCTGGAGTGCCACAGCTCTAGTCTTTAACGGGCCGGCAAGCAGCTCAAACTTCACAGCTTTGAAGGCAAGCACCGGAACTAGGGTCACGAGTGGCGTGACTGTGAGTAATGATTATCTATTCGCTGACGCATATCGAGTGACGGTAAACAATACGAACAATTTTGCCATCTCGCTTGATTATATTCAGTTGTGGGGTGAGCCTGCCAAGATTGTAGGTGAATCACCGACCATCAAATACGAAGCTTATGATGAAGATTCTGTTGAAGCTTTTGGCCGGAAAGAACTCAGCATCACGGACAATGATTGTTTCGGCTCTTATGAGAATGTCGATAACTATGCGAGCCAGATTTTGCTGAGATACAAAGATTACAGCTCAGTTATCAAAGTGTCAGTCAAAGGCGATCCAAGCGTGCAGATGCACGATGGTGTGTCGATTGACTATAACGAATATACAGGCATCTGGGAAGTTATTGGCATCAAGCATAAGTTGACCGATGCTAAGCTCGAAACGATTCTTGAGTTGAAACGATTGTCTACTACGACCAATCCGTTCATTCTTGACGTGTCTGAGCTCGATGGCCCAGATGTAATAATATAGGAGATTCATATGGCGATTATCAAAAATGTTCAATATAACGGAAACCTCGTGACCTCATCTGGTGATGGCAAGGTTGTTATTGACCAAACTAATGGCGAGATTGTGGTTCGTGATCAGAGCAACGTAAGGCGCTACTATCTTGGTTCGAAGAAAAGCCCGACTGGTTTTGGTCAGTATATCAGCAAGCCGGGCATTGATGTTATAGCGGAGTTGTCGTCATAATGCCGAATGTTGACCATTTTAGACTAGATTCTGACTATCCGATGGACAAGGTGGTCTACTTTAAGCAAGGCACATTCACTCCGTCTAGCGGAAGTTTCTCATTCAGCCATGGGCTAAACTTCACGCCGTTATTATTCGGTGTTGTGTCTAAGAACTCAGATTTTTCTGAAGCGTATTCGTTTAATACTCCGATGGTAGAAAAGCACACTTTTGAATACCCATTTTCTGTCACGTCTATAATACTATTTTCTAATAGCACAACCGTATATTTTTGGATCGGCGACAATACAATGGCGGAGTTATCTGGAACTTGGTATTATCGAATCTATGGCTTTTCGAATGAGTCGGCAGATATAGTGGCAAACGAAACTTCTACTCAAGGTGGCAACTTGATTCTCAATTCAGACCACAATTATTATAGGCTATATGAAACTGGGTCGCTTGATTGGAATGGTTCACAATCACGAACTGTCACCCATAACCTTGGTTATAGACCTTTTGTTTTGACTTGGGGAAGAGTAAAATACGCAACCCAGAACTTCCCAGCCGATATTACGCAAACTTATTACACATACAATACAGGAGACAGTTATTCTCATGGAATATATGTTGATAATACAAAAATCACTTTTGATTGTATGAGTAACCAGATTTTCCCAACAACTTATTATGACAAGATATGGTATAGGATTTACGCCAATGAAGCCTAATAAATATATTCAAAACAGCGATTATCTCAGTCTTGGTCAGATTTCTAAAGTATCATTCTCTGTCAGTTTTCCTTCGGTGACAATTTCTACATATGGCATTAATACTCAATCTTATACTTATAATGTGGGGAGCGACAAAGGCTCAATTATACATTCGCAGATGCGCTACAACGGGGGGTCTTGGACTAATTGTAATACTTATCACTGGGCAAGGAACAACGAACTAGGCCCACCGTATAGTGCGAAGATTCGTTATGTGTATCTTTTCAAATCTACAAACACTCAAATTACTGTTCACGCTACTTGTGTTGATATGACAACTGGCTACCCCGTGACCGTGCCAGCTTGCACCGTTGATTTTGTGGTCACATTTTTTAAGCCACCTAACACTTAGGCGGAGCACCTTAAAAACTACAATGCGAAGGGGGGTGATAAAAATGAGCAAGAAGCGTACAAAAAAGAAGCGCCGGTTGCGTTATGGCGGAATGAACCGCCACCACTCATATTTTGTGGCAAAGACGCTATTGGAACAACGGTTACTTAAAAGAGCTGCGGGAACACGAATATTTAGTCGTAGAAATGCCAATATACACGCTACACAAGGCTATTCACGCTAGTATGACTGGAATACCGATTATTAAGCCAACGTCCGCTAAAAACGCCCTAGATGAGCTAAATAGGCTCTATAAGCTCGGCGCTATAAGTCAAGCTGACCCGATTAGCGCACGAATTGACCTTTTAATTGCTCTTTTAGACTGCGTAGAACCAGCAGCCGTTAAGGCGCTCAAAAGACAGCTCGCCATTGTAGTTATCTATGAGGAACGGCAGTCGCTTATGACACCGTCCTAAAGGAACGGCCGGTCGATCATGACCGGTCACTCTTTTGCCACAGTTTCGTTTATTGATCATAATGAGCTTAAAATAAGCAAGGAAAATAAATGGCTATCACAACAAGAATCGAACTCACAAGAATCGCACTCTGGCGACCAGTCAATAATCTTGAAGTTGGCGCTATACACAAAGGCGTTTCGCCAGCGAACTCGGTCAATTGCTTGCCAAAAGGTGGCAGCATTTTTCAAAATAATATGAAGCCGCTGTTCCGTTATGTCAAGAACTATGAAGTCGGCAAAGGCAACAGCAAGGTCAGCTTCGCTCTATTCGTCCGCACTATGACCGAGGACGATAAATCAGTCGAGGAACAGCTCGATGCTGTGGCGAAAAAAATCACCAAAGACGAAGCTCTGGCGGCGAATGCGAACCCGAACTATCTTGATTTTCAATACTTAAATGAATACTTGAAGGAGAAAGAATAATGGCACTCACTTTACCATACCCATCACTCGTGTTTGTTCCGCTCGATATTTTGACAGCAGACCAAATGAACGAAATCGTGGCGAATTATGAATATATTGCAAATCAGTTTCCAATAACGGCGGACAACATTGCTTTTGCGACTTATAGTAGTTCAGAGCAGGTCGTAGGCACTTGGACTAATGGCAAAACTATATACAGAAAAGTTGTAGACTCTGGCGCTATAACCGGCAGCACCAGTATCGTTTATGACGCTATTACTGGGGCGGAAGAACTTATTTCTATCAGTGGGTATTGGCTAAACGGTTCAAATAATCAGCGCTGCTCATTCAATGGCACCTTCGTTGCTGGTGGCCCAATAGTGCAGGCGACTAGGGCAGTTTTGTATGATAATGACCATACTATTAAGCTAAACTTTACGCAGATTAGCGGTATTGTTCCGAGCAGTGTGCGCTTTGTGGTTGCTATTGAATATACAAAAGCTTAGCTATTAGCAAAAAGTGTTTACATTTTTTGAATTGTGTGATAATATAAAAGTATCAATCTGTCGACAAACGGCTCCGGTGGCACTCTGCCACGGGGCTTTTATTGCGCAATACAAACAGCCCCAAATTCATATTTTCTCACTTCTGGTCTAGGCTTGTTCACGCCCGGATAAACCTAGACCACCAAACCGCACCCAGAGAAGCTTGGGCGTAGGCTTATTAAAGGTGCATCAAAAAAAGGAGGTATTTTATGGGGAAGCAAACCAATCAACTCACTATAGTGACTAGTGACTATCTTTCTAAAGAAAGATATATAGTGACTAAGTCACTAATAGTCACTAAAAGGAACCGCAAAAATTATTCGAAACAGCTGGCTCAGGGCCGAGCAAGATACATCGCAACCAAACTCGACAACCCAAGCCGAATGATGTTTTATCTCAAGTGTGCGTGGAACTTGACGGACGAATATCTGGACAAGCTGTTGTCAATCGCACTCACAAAGAATGACCCGATCCGCTACTTCTCGGCATCAGCGGCCAGAGAGATGCGAAACAACTCGTGATGGCAAGCTTCCTCAAGTAATATCAACTAAAATGAGGAAGCTATATGAAAAACATCAAAATCAGCGAAGCTTTTGATTATTATCGAGAAGCTGAAATAATAGCAGGTGGACTATCGCCAAAAACTTATGACAACTATGTCATGAGTGAGAAATGGGCGATAGATTTTTTTGGGGACATTATGATCTACAAAATAACCAGCGAGAATGTGCGAGCATTCTATCTTTATTTATCAGGCTGGCAACGACCAAACACGGTGCGTGGCGAGTTGATCTCATTGCGAGCCGTGCTGAACTTCTGTGGAAAAAAAGGCTACCAAGTAATGGACACGGACGAAATCAAGATACCGAAGCGACAGAAGATACCGGTCGATTATCTTGAGCCGGACGAGATTGAAATGTTCATTGATGCTGTGGCCGAGAAGCGCCGTGGCTATTCAAACTACAACCGAGCGAGAAATGTGGCGATTGTGAAATTATTTTGGGTGAGTGGTATTCGGGTGAGCGAGCTTTGTGCGATGAATCGTGATTCAATCAAGAACCGGTGCTTTGTGGTGGTCGGCAAGAGCAAGAACCCTCGTGTGTGCTTTATTACTGAAGAAGTCGAAAAATTGATCCGGGAATATCTTGATCTGCGCACAGATAGCAACCCGGCGCTGTTCGTCACCAAGACCGACAAAAGAATGACACCGCATGAGGTTCGTGATGTCTTTCGCATGGCTTGCTCCCGGTCTGATTTTGAGCGAGTCCGGCCGCACGTTATCAGGCGCTCATTCGCCACCAATCTCTTAAATAAAGGGGTCGATATTCGTTATATTGCCGAATTACTCGGTCACGAGAGCTTGGAAACGACCCGTGCTTATACTCATGTGTCGAACCAAAAATTACAAAAAATATACGACTCAATAGTGGTATAAAAGGTATTGACTTTTAAGCATGATTGCGATATAATGAGAGTGTAAGTTCGTAAAGATAAAAAATCAGAGCGAGCGGGCAGATTTAAAAGATGAGAAGCTCTAAAGAACGTTTTATCGGCTGAGTGAACCTCAGACCTCTGCCAAGGAAGAGGTCGAGAGTTAGAATCTCTTCGCCCGCACCAGAACAGAAGTTGGGAGAAGAAAGAACTCAGTTGAAAAACTGGGTTCTTTTTTGTATCTAGCGGAGCCGTTTGTCGACAGATTGAGCAAGTGGCTCCGTAGATATAACAAACGACTAGGAGCAGTTTGAGCAATTTAACAATTCGGCTTTTATCAAATAATAGATTTTGCTGCTACCCATGCCGGTTCGGCATCTTAGCACTTTGGAAAATATGATTGAGATTGGTTTGACACCTTTTGATGTGCTTTTCATAATCTTGTCGAACCCCCTTATTATACTCAGTTGAAAAAGTTAAATCTGTAATAGAACACACTGTTGACAAGAAGATGTGGCCGGCAGTGGCGGCAGCAAAATCAGAGGAGTATCAAATAATGAGTAGAATCAAGAAATTCGCTGAGCAAGAGCTTGGCGAAGAATGGGAGCAGATGCTTGACGAAATCAATCGAGAAGCTCAGGAACTTGAAGAAGACGAACGCCATTATAGGTTGGCTAACCGGTCGCCGAGATATAGTGAGGGGCCGAGCGAAACCCATAACGAACTTCGTCATCTACAAAGAGAAGCGATTCGACAAACTTGGGGGGATGAATAATGAGTAAGTCAAACGATATTGCAACCAAAACTGAGTCCGTCAATCTCACCAACCCAAGCGATATTATGAGCTTCGCCACCAATCTTAAAGACTTGATCGTGCAGAACAAGCTCTTCACAGATATTCGTGGCAAGAATTATGTCAATGTCGAGGGCTGGCAAATAGCAGGAGCTTTCACGGGAGTGTTCCCAATCGTTGAAAAGGTTGAGAACTTGAGTGAAGGCAACTTCTATAAGTATCGGGCTGAGGTCACGCTTCGAGATAAAGACAACAACATTGTTGGCTCGGGCATGGCAATCTGCACCAACAAAGAAGCAGGAAAGACGAGGTTTGACGAATACGCCGTGGCATCAATGGCTCAGACTAGAGCCGTTGGCAAGGCGTTTCGCATGAAAATCGGCTGGCTGCTTAAAATCGCAGGTTATGAAACGACTCCTGCCGAAGAGATGCCGCAAGAGGGTCAAGTAATTGAAGATAAAGAAGAGGACGAGTTCCAAAAGTTATCTCCAAAAGCCAAACTCTTCGAAATCTCAGACGGCAAGAAAATCAACTGGAAGTTGAAAGCGTGTCATGACCTTGAGCACTTAGAAGCGCTTTGGAAGAGCGTTCCAGACGAACTTAAGGACAAGTATAAGCCTAAGTTCACAAAACGCAAAGAGGAGCTTCAAAATGCTTAATATCACAGAATACTTTAAGGAGTCCATGGACGGGAAGCGATTCGAGTCCATGGACGACTTCAAAGCATATCTCGAAAGCTTGACAGAAAGCGTGATTGACGAGGTTTATGAAGTCGAGCGAAGTATCGACAAGTTCGACCAAAATGAACTCGAATCAAGCTTGGGGGTGATCATAGATTTCTAAAACAAAAAAGGAGCAAACATGAAAAAAATCGTGTTGATTCTCGCCGGCATCGCCATTCTCGGCTTTGCCGGTGTGAGAATTCACCAAGTCAAAGAATTACAAAGTTATGAGGTCGCAAACAATTGTCAATGGGTGGCAACAGGCACTCACTTCGGTGACGACCGTGACTTCATTTGCATAACAAAATAGGTAGGAGGTAATATGCAAATCAAAATTCGCCAATTCGGCAAAATTCAAAAAATTAAAGTCAACACTAAAAAGGAGAACAAGTAATGAGTGGCACTAAAGAGGGCGGTCGTAAGGCTGCTGCTAAGAATTTAGCAAATGATCCGGACTTTTATCGCAAAATCGGCAAAAAAGGCGGACAGGCTGGTCATACAGGCGGTTTTGCCGCCAATCCAGAGCTTGCTCGTAGAGCAGGACGCAAGGGCGGTCAAATATCAAAGCGTGGGCCGGCTAAACCAAAGGAATAGGTCTTTTGTGGAGGTAGAGTTATGACAAGTTTTGAGGAGAAATGGGGTGAACTTACAGTCGGCGAAGCAATCGAGTTGAATATCGCCGAGGAAGTGAGGTGCAATGTTATTCACTAAGAAAAGCAAGGAAGTGAAACGGGCTATTGACCAATCATATGACAATGCAGACAAAGATTGGGTTCTAGAAGCTGAAAGCGCCTTATTCAAGCTATGCCGAGATAAGAAGTTCGTCACTTCAGACGATGTGCTGATGCGGCTTGATAACCAAGGGGTGAAAACTCATAACAATAGCGCACTTGGCGGCGTGTTTATTAGAGCAAAGAACAAGGGCTGGATTCGACCGTTCGGGTTTGCACCATCTGGTAGGCGCAGCCGCCACCAAGCACCGGTGAGGGTGTGGAAAAGTTTAATTGTCAAAGGAGCAAAGAAAGATGTTATTTTGTAGAAAAAAGGTCGAAGATAGCGTTGAGGAACGCTTTAATACGGTCGTGGAGCTGATAAAGGACTTGCCACGCCCGGAATATCGCAGACTAAAGGAAGCGATGGACTTGGCATATGATTCATATCAAAAGATTCGCAATGTCAAGACCGAAGAAGAAAAAGCTATTGAAAAAGAAGCCAAGCAAGGCGCAGACATTGATGTCATTGAAAAAGTAATTGAGGGGGAGAAGTAATGTTTACATTGATTGGCGCAACAGTTGGGCTGGTGGTTGATTTTATCGCAATCGTATCGCTAGGTCTATTCGTAATTATCGCACCGTTCGCTCTGGTGGCTTATGTGATAAAAGCTATTAAGGAGAGGGCTAGAAAATGAAACTCAAAAATAAGAAAACTGGGAAGATAGCGGAATTTAATAATTTTTATAAGCTCGAAGAATCATCAGGAGCACAAAGAGTTTATTGCTCTATTGCCGAACTCAACGAGGAGTGGGAAGATTACGAAGAGCCGAAAGAGTATTGGTATATTTATGCTGATGGTGATATTTACAAAGATGTAAAAGATGATGTCCGGAAAGATAATGGCTGTAAAGGAATTGGCAACTACTTCCCTAATAAATGGGAAGCTGAAGCTGTTGTAGATAAGCTCAAGGCTTGGAAACGGTTGAGAGATAAAGGGTTTAGATTTTGTGGACATGATGACAGAGATAGAGGTCAGCTTGGAGATATTGTAATTTATGCAGAAATGCCAACTTTTGAATACGATGATGATTCAACAAGAGACGACCTAGACTTGCTTTTCGGAGGTAAAAAATGAACGAAGTGGTGGATTCGTTTTTGCTGGTTCTAGCAGTTGTGGCGTTCTTCGTGGTCGTGGCAGTGATAACGGTGGCACAACTATGACCGAATCGCAATTACAAGAGCAGATTGCTCAATATCTCAGGCTCCAATACCCAAACGTGCTATTTCATAGCGATTTTGGCTCCGGCATCAAAATGACGAAAGGCCAGGCGATCAAGCAGAAGCGCCAAAATGGTGGAATTCGTGGGTGGCCAGATATGTTTATCGCCGAGCCAATACCAAAATTACAAAACAACCGTTTTCGGGTATTCAATGGACTATTTTTAGAATTAAAAAAGGACGGCGTTCGCTTAAAGAAGAAAAATGACGAGTGGGCAAGTGATCATATCGCCGAGCAAGCCAAAATGCTCGCAAGATTGGCTGAAAAAGGCTACCGAGCCGAATTCGCCGTTGGTTTTGACGAAGCAAAGCGAATTATAGACGAGTATCTAAGCTTTGACACAATATCGAATGAAAATTTTAATTGAAAGCTAAAAGAGGTTATCAAATATGCCGAAGAATCAAGTCAAAAGAGAAGAATTCAAGCCGGCAATTAGGACGGTGGGTGATATAACGATATTCTTTTATTCTAAGGAAGCAATTCACGTCCACTATCACAAGAGTGGCACGAAAATGATATACCAGCGGTGGTTTGAAAAGAAACGGGGATTCTATTCGGCAAGTTGGAAGCCCTTTTGCCATATGCTAAAGTATTCAAATTCGTTGACCCCTGAAGGTATAGGTCTAGCCGCCGCACGTTATGGTGTGGCTGCTATTCATTCGGGGCGTGAGATGGTTCCGCCGGAAGATGTCATTGTATTGCCGGAGATTCATGTCTATGAATACGACCAAAGCCACCGTGACTATAAAGCCGAAGCCAAACGAAGACAAGAAAAAAGAAAGGAGCTCAATGGCGAAGAAAATTACAATCTATAGCAAGCATTGTTTCAAGTGCTTGTATAGTGACCAATTCAATACTATAAAGAATTGGACAACCCAAAAAGGCTATGACTTAGAAATGAAGCGAACTGCTTATCGACCGTCATGGCACAAAGAAGCAACTGAATTATGGGGTGGCGAAGATTATAATGCGTTCGTGGTGAACGAGAGAGGAAAAGTGATGGAACTAGGAAACTTCTTAGACAAGTGTCGTAATAAAGCGGTGAGGGCTGGCAAAAAGAAAGGAACAAAGAAGAATGACGTGCAAGGACTGTCAAAAGCCAAAAGGACTACTCGAAAAAGTAGTGTGGCTCGCAAGAAAAATGAAGCTAAAGTGGAAAATGAGGTGAAAGATGCTGAATAGTCTATATGTGAAAATTATTGGTGGTCTTTTGACCGCCGGCATCTTGTCTGGTGGCGCTGGAATTATTGGTGCTGCCGTCGGCAAGGGCGGAGCTGAAACTAGAGTCCAGAACGCTTCACAAGCTTCGTGCTTGACCGCCAACAAGGACGCTGATTGCGATTCTATTACCAACAATATCACCCAAAAATCAGACGAAGAGATTGAGGGAATGATAAACGATTTGAAAGGACTTTAATATGAAGAACAATGTTGTTCCGGTAATTATCATGGCGCTTGGGCTTTGCACCGCCATTTTGTTTTGTTGTGGCTTGGTTGTAGAAGCTTTTGCGTGCGGTGTGGTGGCTTTAATTGTAGCGATTGGGGGCTTGAAGTGATGGACTTAAAGACTTATTACAAAATACATGTGTATGATTATGGCTATAACAAGGGCTACGAAAAGAAGAAGAATATACTTCTTGACGACATCTATTTTAATGACGAAATGGATTTTTTCATATGTGCAGATTATTATGGCTCATATGTTGGGGATGTGGATGCTTGGCATAAAGAAGACGAAGCTTTTTTGAGGGGGCTTGGTTTTGATAAAGAAGATTTTGTAGAGGAGTAAAAATGAAACAGATTCAAAACAAGGTTGAGTATAAGAGCTTAGATGAGTTGTTTCATCTAGATAACAATCCTCGCACCATTACGGAAGAAAGCATGAATAGGCTTGTAAAGTCAATCAAAGACAACCCTGATTATTTTGAAGCTAGACCGATTATCTGCTCAGATAGAACTGGCAAGCTCGTCATAATTGCTGGCAACCAAAGGCTCCGTGCGGCTGGAATCGCTGGATTGACTGAAGTGCCGGTGGTGACGATTCATGGCTTAACAGAAGAGCGTGAAAGAGAGATTACTATTCGTGACAATGTCGAGCTTGGCGATTGGGATATGGACTTGTTGGCGAACGAGTGGGAGGTTGAAGATTTGAGTGAGTGGGGCGTGAATATCGAAAAAATCAGCGACCAAGAATTGGAAGATTTTTTTGCTAATACCGAGAATGATGCTTCTGAGAGAAAACAGAAAATGATAACTTGTCCGGAGTGCGGTCATGAATTTTTGGAGTAAATATGAGAATCTTTATGGCTGGGGGAATTACTGGAAATTTGAAACCATTATTTACAAAACTTGTCGAAGGATCAGAAATGAAAGTATTTCTGGCAGGTCTTAATGGGAGAAGGGATTTCCTTCTAGAAGAAAGGTTAGAAGAAGAAATGAAAGTATTTCTGGCTGGCACTATGTATGGAAACCAGGCATCAGCAATCGAAAAATTAAAAATCAAGAAACCATTGCCCGCAATTCTTGAAAGCTTCTATTATGCTGATGAAGTGGTTGAAAAATTAATACCATTTTATGATGATTTTCTGCTTGACTCTGGGGCGTTTACTTACATGACAGGAAATGGCGGTTCTGTAAACTGGGAAGAATATATTGATACTTATTCTAATTTTATAACCCGGAATAAGGTCGATAAATTCATTGAACTAGATATAGACTCAATTGTTGGATATGACGAGGTGAAAAGACTTCGTAAAATACTCATAGAAAAAACCGGCAAGCAACCAATTCCTGTATGGCATAAATCGAGGGGGAAAGAGGAATTCTTGAGAATGTGTGAAGAGTTCCCATATGTTGCGATTGGTGGGATTGTGACAAAGGAGATAAAAAAATCAGAATATAAATTTTTTAACTGGTTTATTAATCAAGCTCATCAACGAGGCACAAAAATTCATGGATTAGGACTGACTAGCTTTGATGCTATGGAAAAATATAGATTTGATAGCGTGGATAGCTCATCCTGGACATCTGGCAACCGCTTTGGACATATATGTAAATTTGATGGCAGAAGGGTGAGGAATATCAGTCCACCACAAGGTAAAAAACTTAGCGATTCAAGACTAGTGGCGATAAATAATTTTAACGAATGGGTGAAATTCAGCAAATATGCTGAAACGTATCTATGAGAGAAGGAGAGAATGCTAAAGAAGTGATTGGCAATCAAAAAAAGTTGTATGCAACTAACCAACTATAAAATAACTAAAGAAAGGGAAAGAATGAAGATACTAGTATTGTCTAGTGGCGGAGTGGATAGCACCACTTGTATCGGCATGGCTGTCAATAAATACGGTCATGAAAATGTAGCCAGTTTATCAGCTTTCTATGGACAGAGACATGATAAAGAACTAGACTGCGCTGAAAAGATCGCAAAGTATTACAACATCAAACATATCGAGATGAATTTATCTCAAATTTTTAAGAATAGTAATTGTTCGTTGTTAGCTCAAAGTTCAGAAGAAATCCCGGAGGGGAGTTATGGAGAACAGATCCGTAATAATAAACGGGTTTCAACTTATGTCCCGTTCAGGAATGGACTTCTTCTAGCAACAGCTGCTAGCGTAGCAGATAGTATATTTCCAGACCAAGAGGTCGCAATATATTATGGGGCACATTCAGATGATTATGCTGGCAATGCGTATGCAGATTGTTCAATAGAATTTACTGAAGCGATGAATAATGCTATTATGATCGGCTCTTATAATAAAATACATCTTGAAGCGCCATTATTGAACTGTAATAAAACTGAGGTAGTTAAAATAGGGCTAGAATTGAATGTCCCATATGAACTTACTTGGTCTTGTTATAAAGGCGGCGATTCACAATGTGGTATTTGTGGAACTTGTATAGATCGCAGACAAGCTTTCAGAAATAACGGGGTAGAAGACCCTGTAAAATATAAGGATTAATTATTAAAGGAGAAGGAATGAAAAATAATTTGAGAAATGTAAAAATGAGTTGGCTAGTAATTACAGCCATAGTGTCGTATGCTATAATTGCCATTTCGACAGATATGTTTGCTAACAAAATGTTAGACATTTGCGGACTTACTTTAGCTGGTGGTATTTTAATGATCCCATTCAGCTTCACTATTCGCGATTTAATTCATAAACTTATCGGGTTCGATAATGTGAAGAAAGTCGTTTGGATTACAGCGATAGTTAACTTGCTTATAGCTGCGCTTCTTATTGTTTTAGATTTAATTCCAAGTGCAGTGCCAGGACAACAAGAAGCTTGGCATGCCGTAATGGGAGCGAGCTGGAGAGTGATTATCGCATCATTCATAGCGCAACTTGTTTCTGATTTAGGCAATACATATGTTTATCAATGGGTTTGGAATAAGCTTGGCAAAAAACATATTTGGCTCAGGACGGTAATTTCGAATATACCGGCGACTTTCCTTGATTCTGCTCTATTCAGCTACATTGCTTTCTGGGGCGTATTAGAACCGAGCATTATCTGGGCATCAGTAGTAAGCGCCTTTATTGTCAAGTATGCGTTGTCATTAATAGCGACCCCATTGACTTACTTGAGCGAAGAAAAGAAGGAAGGAGAATAAGATGGATTTATTCATACAAATATGCGGGATAATAGCAACAATCTTGGTATTTGTATCCTTCTTGCCAGCGAATATCAAAACTATTCGCTGGCTAAATTTAATAGGATCAGTATTCTTTGTAATTTATGGATTCAGCGTGGGGGCTATATGGAACGGCTTGACAAATGCGGGTTTATTATTTGTTCAAGCTTATCACCTGAGAAAAATTTATAGAAAGGAGAAGAATGAGCAAGTATAATTCACTAACAGACGAGGAACAAGCAAAATATCTCAAGAATGACTACGGGATAACTAAAATAAGACTTTACGAAACGATTCAGCATTGGTGTCCACTCGGGGATCAAGTCGGAACTACAAAATATAGAATGGAGATCATACCAGGAGAACAGTTGGCAGAACTATGTGATTTGCATGCTAAATTCCTCTCAATGATAAAAACCACTTATTCTCTAGAGAGTGGGCTAGGATTAATTCTAAAGATACTTAAAGAAAGTTATCCAGATGCTAGATACATAAAGGTTATTGCAGAATGTCCCACCAATAAACACATGGCTTGTGATGCGGAAATTGAATGGGAAGAAGGGAAATAAAAATGAGTAAACAACACACCTATGAAATTGAAACAACAGAGGGGATTGATTATCTAGTGCTAGACTTGGGTGCTGATATTCGGGAACAGTTTGAGTTATACAAAAATGACGAAGCTGGAGAACATTTTAAGGACGCTGAACTTATATCTTGGGAAAGGGTAAACTAAAATGGAACAAAATAGCAACGCCACAAAGCAGGCGAATGTCAAGGCTGGTCGTGGCGGTATAGTGCCGCCGGTTGAAAGACAGTTTGGCAAACCAAATGGCAACCCTCGCCATAATGGCGCTTGGAAGAAAGAAGATACGGCTCGCTACAAGCTGGAACAGATGCTCAAGCTGTCTGAGGACGAATTGAGAACTCTGGCCGGTGACAAAGAAGCACCACTATTTGAACGCAAACTTGCCACCTGTATTGCTAAAGGTCAGTGGAAAGAAATTGAAGGCATGATGAACCAAGTCTACGGAGCGCCGAAAGTTATACAAGAAAATCACAACATTGAATACAAACCACTTATTGACCTAACCAAACGAAAGAAGAATGGCGAGTCTTAGCGTAATTATACCGGTCTATAATAAAGCACCATTCCTACGCCGGTGCTTAAATTCTATTGTGAAGCAAATCGACAGAGATACGCAGGTCATTATTATTGACGATGGCTCGACAGACGGTTCTGGTGCTATATGTAATGAATACAAAAAACACGGTTTTGAAGTGCATCATACAAAAAATCGTGGCGTGTCTGAAGCTCGCAATCTTGGCATCAAATACGCTAAAGGCGAGTGGTTGACCTTTATGGACGCTGACGATGCTTATACGCCAGACGCTTTTGCGATTATGAAAAAGTTCGCTGATGCGAACCCAAACAACATTATACAGTTCGGGCATCACCGGCATCTGATAGGCCACACTTACCCAGCAATTCGTAATTGGGGTCAAGGGACTTATCGCTATGACGAAGTATCACGCCAATGGGTGGCTGTTTGGAACAAAATGTATAAGACCGAATTCGTGAAGCCAATCAAATTCATCAAAGGGCTTCAATTCGGCGAGGACGAGATGTTTATTATCGAGTGTCTGCTAAAGAACGGCTCGTTATACCACGCACCGCAAAATCTTATGCACCACTATTTTGACGACAAGGAAAGCTTGACGAGGAAAGACAACCTGCCAAACGATAAGCTTGAGGGGTTGATTGTTCAGCTTGAGAAGAAGCGTGACAAGCTCAAAGACCAAGAACAAAAGGCGTGGCTTGACAAAATTATCGCCAAACATCTTGGCAGCAGCACCTTTACAAGCAGGAACTATCACCGAGCAGCCGGAAAATATGATGTGGTCTATTTTTTGAAAGAAGCTGAGCATAACGAGGAGTTGCGCTATTCATTACGCTCGGTCGAGAAGAACTTGCGCTACCATAAGGTCATATTCTATGGCGGTTGTCCTGTAAACTTAAAGCCAGACTATTACTTCACCAGACCGCAGACAGAAGCTTCAAAATGGGAGCGTGTTCGTGAGTCTATTCGGGCTTGTTGTGAGAATGACAACATCACGGAAGACTTTTGGCTATTCAATGACGACTTTTTTGTTATGAAACCAATGAGCGAAAATATGCCGCCACAATACAACGGCGACTTAAAAGACCGCATTCGAATTGTTGAGGAAAAGCACGGCTATGAAATAGAATGGACGAGAAGACTGAAGCACCTAGTGACAACGCTTGAAACGGCTGGCAAAGGCACCAAGAATTATGCTGTTCACAAACCAATGCTGATAAATCGCAAGAAAGCACTCGAAGTTCTAGACAAGTTCCCAGACGAGCCGATGTTTCGGGCGTTATATGGAAACTATTGGAAGATCGGTGGCGTGTCAAAGCATGACATGAAAGTCCGGCGGTTGACCTGTTCTACTAGCAAGATTATGCACTGGGAATTCATATCGACACAAGACGATTCGTTTAGGAGCGGTAATGTAGGTCATTGGGTGCGCCAAGCGTTCCCAAACAAAAGCAGGTTCGAGGTATAGCATGGCAAGAACGACAGCGTTGAACAAAATCGAGCAAACGTTCTACGAACCGACATTCTATAAAGTAATTCAGGGCGGAATGTCGGCTGGTAAGACTTTTGCTATATTGACGCTTCTTGTAGGCTATGCTGATTCTTATGCCGAAAGCTTAATTACTGTGGTTGGTTTAAGCTACCCACACCTAGAAGCTGGTTCAATTCGTGACTTTATTAAAATTATGAAAGAAGTCAATCGCTGGGACGACGAACGCTGGAACCGTTCAGCTAAAACCTACACGTTTGCCAATGGCTCCGTGATTGAATTCAAGAGTATTGACCGCATGAGTGCTCGTGGCCCAAGGCGTGATGTTCTATTCGTGAACGAAGCCAACGGTATTACTTATGAAACGTTCCAAGAGCTTGCTGGTCGCACCAAAGACCTTGTCGTGATTGATTACAACCCGTCAGCGAAGTTCTGGGCTCATGAGGAGCTTGTGGAAAAGCAACCAAATGACACGAGCTTCGTTATTTTGACCTATCTCGACAATGAAGCGTTGAGCACAAGAGAAGTCCAAAATATAGAGGGACGAAAGCCAAAAGATGGCGAGCAACCAAGTAATTGGTGGGTTGTTTATGGCTTGGGTCAAATTGGTTCACTTGAAGGCAACATCTACTCAGGTTGGCAAGAAGCGACTGTTGACAAAATTACAACAGAAGGCAAGCTGGTGCGTTATGGTCTAGACTTTGGCTTCAGTAATGACGAAACCGCTCTTGTGGCTGTTTACGATCTACCAGACCAAAAGCTTGGCGTGGTCGAAGTATTATATCGCAAGGGGCTTTTGGGCAGCCAATATGGCGACATCTTCAGACAACTCAATATCGACCCGACCGTTCTCATAATTGCCGATTCAGCACGCCCAGAGATTATCGCCGAAATTCGCAAGGATGGTTTTAGATGTATCGGTGCCGACAAGAACGCTGGCTCTGTATTGCGTGGCATTGATCGAGTGAGCCAGCAGCAGATTATGTTTGCCGGCGACAACTTAAAGCGTGAATACCTTAGCTATGCGTGGCGAGCCAAGCGAAGTGGCGAGATTGTGGACGAACCTCAAGACGGCAATGACCACTTGATGGACGCTTTACGCTATGCCGTGGACGATCTAGCAAAAACCCCTATCGAATACGCAAAGCCGAGATAATTGCCACAGTTTCGTTTTGATTACATAATTCGGGGCATGGGAATACTGTCGAAGATGCTCAAGAATGGGCAACAAAAATCAAACACCTATTCGGGGGTGGTGAACATGGGTTCCTACGGAATGCTAGGCAACCCGTTCGCAGGTTATAGGACAGGGAGTTATGACAACAACTTCTCTGCTATATCCAAAATTGCCGAAGCGTTCGCAGAAGTCATGCCGTATGCGGTTGACTCTAAAGGCGAGCGACTAAAAGAAACACCAGCCGCTGTGGCTGCGTTATACAATCCAAACCGCCAGATGAGTGGTGTGAAGTTCTTCGAAACACTTATTACAATGGCGCTTGTCCACCCAACTGTCTATGTATTGGTGTGGCGAAAGGACGGACGAGAAGCTAAACCAGGAGCACCGTTCACTCCAGAGTCAATTGTGGGATATACGTTCTTGGAAAATCCTTCGGTTGATTACCGTGACGACAAGATTATCTATCGCACGGGCTCCGCTACTTATACCGACCGAGATGTGATGCAAATCAGCTTGAATATCAATCCGTATTCGCTATTGGCTGGCTATTCACCAAGCTTGGCGGCTAAGAAGTGGGCGACTATTGACGATTATGTTGCTGATTATCAGGGCGGCTTCTTTGCCAATGGTGCTATACCTGAGGGACAATTCATTATTACCGCCAGAAGTGCCGAAGAATTCAATAATACCGTTGATTATCTTGAGCGAAAACACCGTGGTGCTAAACAGAGTGGCAAGGTCAATTATGTTCACCGTGTCATGAATGATGCCGGTCAAGCTGGTGCCGCTCAAATCGAGTGGGTGCCATATGCTACCAGCAACAAAGACTTGACGCTTCAATCTATCTTCGACCAAACAAACAAGAAAATTGACATGGCGTTTGGCGTGCCAGAAGAAGTCAAGGGCTATCTCCAGAACAGCAATTATGCAAGCGCCGAAGTTGCCGATTATGTGTTCGCTCGCCGTGTCGTTTACCCGAAACTAATAAAGATATGGGGACAATTCACTCATGAACTTAACAGAATTACGGGTGGCTTAGGTTATGCTATTACTTTTGACTATGATATGCCGATGCTGTCTGACGAAGTTAAAGTTAAAGCTGATGCGGAAAAAGTCCGTGTTGAAACCTTGACGACATTACTTAATAATGGGTTCAGCTTAGAAAGTTCAGTCCAGGCTTTAGGCTTGCCAGAAGACTACTTGAAATTGACCGAAAATCAAACCGCTGTAGAGCCCGTAGAAGCCGTGGAAGAAGCCGAAGCTGAGGAAACTACCGTTTCGCAACAGGAAACCTCAGCAAAGCGCTTAAACGTGGCAAATAAGGTGAAAGCCGCTATGGCGAACCCTAAAGTCTATGCTGAAGTCAAGGCTTATATGCAAAAACAGGTCGATGCGGCCGTTGCCGATATGCACTTCAACACGGTTGCCGAAGCACAAGAATTCGCAGACAAATTATGGACGCAACTTGAACCAATTCTACAAAAATTCGGCACGAAGCAATGGGAGGAAGCAGACGGCACGATCATTCGTGAGATTGGCGCTGTCTTGCCGGCAGGCGTGTCTTATGCTGTGTCTGAAGGCTTAACTAAAGCATACAAAGATTACCTGAATGACGTTTCGCTGAGCTATACCAATGACACCAGCAACTCAATCAAGAATGTTCTCGGTAAAGGCGAGATTCTTGAATGGACACCAGAAGAATTGAAAGAGAACTTGCGCAAGATTATGGACACAGACGAATGGCGAGTCCAGAGATTGGCACGAACCGAAACGCACCGCTCTGAACAACTTGGTGGTCTTGACGCTATGCGAGAGATTCAAGACCTAACAGGGGTCGAGATAAGCAAAGTCTGGCACGTCAATCCATTCACCCCGAATCATTGTGGCGAGTGTCTTGATCTAGACGGTAAAGTGGTGCCACTTGGGAGCGACTTCGGGGTCGAGTTCGAAGCTGGCATGACCGAGGCAGCGAGTGCTCACCCGAATTGTAATTGTTATCTGACCTATGTCGTGTCAAGCGTGCCGGCTAAAACCGTCAAAGTGTGCTGTCCAAAATGCGGCCGCTACCTATTCGAAAGCGAGGGCGGCGTGGCAAAGAACGTTATATGCACCAATTCAAAGTGCAAGAAGCATCTCGACATAGAAGTCAAGAACGGCAAAATAAATGCGAAGGAGCACAAAAATGATTAAAGCTACAACCCCAACCCACATATTCACGTTTCCAGAGGAAGTGGTTCCTGCTACTTGTGCCAAGATTCAAATCACCTATTCGCAAGAAAATGACCGAGCTTGTAGGGTTCGGGAGCAAGTTATTTTGGAAAAGAACAAGGCTGATGTGACGATTGACGGACAATCTGTGTCAATTGAATTGACTCAAGAAGAAATGAACCGATTCAAACCGGGCGTGGCACAGATTCAAGTCCGTGCTAAAGACAGCTCAGATAAAGTCATGGCGAGTCAAATCTTTAATGTGAAAGTCAAAAAAGTATTAAATGAGGAGATTTTGTAATGGAATTTGACGAACAACCACAAGAATTCAATGTAGACTTCGGCGAAGTCACCCGAAGCGGTGGCGGTGGTGGCGGTGCCGTGAATAGCGTCAATGGCAAGACCGGTGATGTTGTGCTTGACGCTGAAGATGTCGGCGCTTTACCAATTTCGACTACAATACCTGAAAAAACCTCTGACATTGAAAATGACGGGGCTGATGGCACTTCTACTTATGTTGAAGCTGATGAATTGGCAACCGTAGCTACAAGTGGCAAGTATAATGACTTGAGCGGCAAACCAAGCTTGGCAAGTGTAGCTACCTCTGGGAAATATACAGACTTGACCGATACCCCAACAATACCTTCTACCGCTAGTGATGTTGGAGCTTTACCTGATTCGACTAAATATGGTGCAAGCATATCGGCAAGTGGCACGACTTTGACGCTCGAAGACCAAGACGGTGAAACATTATCGACCGCAACCACTCAAGACACTACATATTCAAATTTTACAGGCACGGACGGACAGACCGCTGGTGCTTCAGGTCTAGTGCCAGCACCGGCTACCACGGACGCTGGCAAGTTTTTGAAAGCTGATGGAACTTGGGATACCGCAGGTGGTGGTGGCCCGACAGTCGTTCAAACTATTGGCTCATCTACTACGGACGTTATGAGCCAAAAAGCTGTGACCGATACTATATTCGCTAATAGTGATGATTCTAAGATTAGAATTGGCAATTCAAACCAAATAGGTTCTTGGGGCATATCTATCGGTTCAAGTGCAGCTCAGTCTAGCAGCGCCCAACGTGGTACTAATGTCGGCGGCGGTAGTTCAGTATACGCTACGGCTGGAACTGCTATCGGCAACAATGCATCAGTCAGTAACTCTAATTATGCTGGCGCAGTTGCCCTGGGAGCGTATGCTAAACCAACAGCAGCCGGACAGGTCTATATCGGAAGCAGCCAGATAAATTATGGCTACAATACGACTAATTATCGCTTGCTTTCAGGGTTGTATGACGGCCAGTCCGACCACGACGCCGTGACCGTTGGACAAATCAATGCTCTGATTGACGCTATTAACACTGCCGCAGGAACAAATATATCGCATATAGGGAGCTAATTATGAATGACGTTCTGCTAGCTTTTATTGCAATTATACCTACAACCACCACTCTTATTGTTGGTGCCTTACAAGACAGGGCCGGCAAAAGGCGATCGTCTCGCAATGCTATCACGGGCTTGATTATCGAAGACCATGTTCGTGTAGCTGAAGGAAAAGCACCAGAAAACGAGCAAGCTATTCATGAAGAGTTTGACATCTACAAAAAAGCGGGTGGCAATTCTTATATTCAAGGAAAAGTTGAAAATTATGACAGGTGGCATTCACAACTTAAAGTAATAAAGAAGGAAGGAGCAAAAGATGCCAAAATCTAATATCAACCTTAAGAAGCTCGACTGGAAAGCAGTCGTGACGATACTCGCCACGCTACTGATTGGTCTTGTCGGCGGTTATGCGATAAATGTAGCATATGACCCCGAAAAGGACACGATTGAAGTGGACGTTGAAAGCGAGTATTCAATCGAATTGTCTGAAGAACAGATACCAGCCGTCATTACAACTGAGAACGGCAAAACAGAAACTATTGAAGCGCCAACCGTTGAACTTATTGATGATGGTGAGGCGCTTGGCGAGGGTGAAGATGCGCAGGGTGCTTGGCACGATACCTCAAGCCCTGAAGCTTATAAAAACTCCACCCTCGGCCAGTGTATTCAAAACGCATATGGTGGTCAATGTTTTGCGCTCGCCAATGACTTCTGGCAAAACTATGCAAGCCGAAACTTGTCCTCTTGTGGCACTGGTGCAGCAAAAGGAACTTGGAATTGTAAAGAACAAAATGCTGGAAACGAATTCGTTTTGATCTACAACGCCAACGAGATTCAAGCTGGTGACTGGGTTGTCTATTCAAACGGCACCTATGGCCATATCGGCATGGCTCTTGGGCCTGCTACCAATGGTTATGTAGCACTTCTTGGTCAAAACCAAGGTGGCCAGAGATGCTCCAAAGGTGGTGCGGCTACTAACATTATCAACAAGAGCAACCGTGACTTCGTAGGAGCGTTCAGACCAAAAGACTACATTAAGCCAGCTCCTACCCCTGCGCCTCAACCAATACCTGCTACTGGTTGTGTTGAGTGGGCTGTAAAGCGTGGCGACACTATGAGCAAAATCATGCTTGAGTGTGAAAATACGGTTGTCTATGGCGAAGCTATGGATAATTATGCAAAGACTTGGTTCTCAAGAATTATGAAACCCGGGCAGAGTGTTTACCAAGGCTGGAAGACCGGCACTCATTACGGCCTATATGCTGACGATATTATAGATCATCAAACTGAATAGCACTAGAACTTGCTGGCCTAGTGTTGTAATAACTAAAGCTATCAGCAACTGAAACTCGGCTCGTTCGCACCTTATACCTCTATTAAATTCGGAAAATATAATGGAAATCTGCTCGAATTGACACTCGCTTAATTCGATAACTCCTAAAACAAAAACTGGTTGTTTTTTCTCCCACTTATAGGGAACACCCCTCGCTGAACGAGTGCGAGGGGCTTCTCTTTGCCACAGTTTCGTTATAACCGCAGAATATAGCTTAGAACAATGCTCATGATGGGCGTTCTGGAAAGGATATCAACCTAAATGGCTAAGGACAAAATAAAATCCCTTGCCCTAACAAAGCAAAAAGTTGCTGAAGTTGACGGCGAGCATCATATCACTTTTGTCGCAAGCACGGAAAATGAAGACCGTGATTTTGAGCACGTTGCCATCAGCACCTTTAGGTTACCACTAAAGGGCGGTGGACATATTGTTGTTCAAGATATACCGGCAGAGGGAATTGATAGTGTCGATGTGCCATTCCTGACTGACCATGACCTGTTCAGCGTGGAAAAGACAATCGGCTCAGTTCGCAAGGCTTATTTTGTTGACGGCGCACTTATCTTTGACGCTGGCATTTCTAGCAGACCATATGCTCAAGAGATGTTCAAGCTCGTTGAAGAAGGACACCTAGACAATGCCTTTTCAATTCAATACCGTGACTATCAGCGTGACCCAGCCAATGATACCGATTACAACGGTGAGATTGTCGAAGTTTCGCTCGTGACTCGTGGCTCGAATATGGACGCACAAGTTTTGGCGACTAAAAGCTTGGAAGGAAAGAAAGCTGTGGACGAAAAAGAAGCAGAAGCTCCCAAGACCGAAGAAGTGGTCGAGGAAGTTCAGGCAGAGGTTGAAGCCGAAGCCGAACCGGTTGCTGAACCTGTTGAAAAATCAACAGAGGAAGTCGCCGAGCCCAAAGCTGAAGAAGAAGCTAAGGAAGAACCCGAAGCTGAACCTGAAGCTGAGGAAGCTGAAGAAAATATCAAAGAAGAAAAGGAGCAAGAAGAAATGACTACCCCTACTGAAGTTGCGAAGACTCTTGTAAAAGAACCTTCACAAGACTTGAGCGAAAAAGCTCCAGCTGAGGATTACCTCAAAAGCAAAGCGGCTGTCAAAGACTTTGCTAAAACTATTGCTGAGAACGGCACCAATGCTATGAAAGTTTGGCAGGCTAACCTCAGCGCAAAAGGTCTAACCGGTGATGCTATCTTGCCAGCCGAGATTGAAGAAAT